GAAAACTGGTACTTCAGGAACTAATGGAGTTGCTGGCACAAGCGGTTTAAGCAACACTTCTGGTACATCTGGATCAAGTGGTTCTTCAGGAACTCGCGGATTAGCAGGTACATCAGGAGATAGTAATACTTCAGGCACAAGCGGAACAAGTGGTTCTAGTGGTACAGACGGTACTGTTGGTAGATCAGGTACTGCTGGTACTTCTGGTAATTCAAATACATCAGGAACATCTGGTTCTTCAGGTACAACTGGTACTTCAGGAACTAATGGAGTTGCTGGTACAAGTGGTTTATCAAACACATCAGGTTCAAGTGGAACTAGCGGTTCTTCAGGAACTCGTGGTTTAGCTGGAACATCTGGAGATTCAAATACTTCAGGAACTTCAGGTTCATCAGGAACAAGTGGTACAGATGGTACAGCGGGAAGAAGTGGTACAGCAGGAACTAGTGGTTTAAGCAACACTTCAGGTACTTCAGGTAGTTCAGGTTCAAGTGGTACTACAGGTACTGCTGGTACAACAGGAGCAGCTGGTACTTCGGGATTAAGTAATACTTCAGGAACTAGCGGATCTTCAGGTACATCAGGTTCAACAGGTACTTCTGGTACTAGCGGTGCTTCAAGTACAGCAGGTACATCTGGAATAAGTAACACAAGCGGAACTAGCGGTTCTTCTGGAACTTCAGGTTCTAATGGTACTCGTGGTTTATCAGGTACTTCAGGAAATAGTGATACAAGCGGAACTTCTGGAACTTCAGGTTCATCAGGTTCTCGTGGTACTTCAGGTACATCAGGTAATGCTGGTACAAGCGGATTAAGTAATACTAGTGGTACATCAGGTACAAGTGGTTCATCAGGCTCAACAGGTACAGCAGGTACCTCAGGTGCTAACTCAACTGCGGGTACTTCAGGATTATCAAATACTTCAGGTACTTCTGGTTCTTCTGGAACATCTGGTACATCTGGTACTTCAGGTGCTAGTTCAACCGCAGGTACAAGTGGATTATCAAACACATCTGGAACAAGTGGTTCTTCTGGTACAAGTGGTTCAAATGGTACTCGCGGTTTAGCTGGTACTTCGGGTGATAGCAACACTTCAGGTACTTCAGGAACAAGTGGTTCTAATGGTACAGATGGAACTTCAGGCAGATCAGGTACGGCTGGTACAAGTGGATTATCTAACACAAGCGGAACTTCAGGTTCATCAGGTACAACAGGTACTTCAGGAACTAACGGAGTAGCTGGAACAAGTGGAATTTCAAATACAAGTGGAACTTCAGGTTCATCAGGAACATCAGGTTCTCGAGGTACTTCAGGTACAAGTGGTAACGCAGGTACTTCAGGTTTAAGCAATACATCAGGAACATCAGGTACTTCAGGTTCAAGTGGTTCAACAGGTACAGCAGGTACTAGCGGTGCTTCAAGTACAGCTGGTACAAGCGGATTAAGTAATACATCAGGTACAAGCGGTTCAAATGGTTCATCAGGAACTACAGGTGCTGCTGGTACTTCAGGCGCTTCAAACACTTCAGGAACAAGCGGAACTACAGGTTCATCTGGAACTCGTGGATTAGCAGGAACATCAGGTGATAGTAATACTGCAGGTACTTCAGGAACAAGCGGTTCTAGTGGTACAGATGGTACAGCAGGTAGAAGTGGAACAGCTGGTACTTCAGGATTATCTAATACATCTGGAACTTCAGGTTCAGCAGGTACTACTGGTACTTCTGGTACTAATGGAGTAGCAGGTACAAGTGGATTAAGTAATACAAGTGGTACAAGCGGAACTACAGGTTCAAGCGGAACTCGTGGTTTAGCAGGTACTTCAGGTGATAGCAATACAAGTGGTACAAGCGGTACTTCAGGTTCAAGTGGTACAGACGGTACAGCAGGAAGAAGCGGAACCGCAGGTACAAGCGGTTTAAGCAATACAAGCGGAACTAGTGGTTCTTCAGGAACTACAGGTACAGCAGGTACTTCCGGTGCTAGTTCAACCGCAGGTACTAGTGGATTGAGTAATACAAGCGGAACAAGTGGTTCATCAGGAACTTCAGGTTCTTCAGGTACTCGTGGTTTAGCAGGTACATCTGGTGACTCAAATACTTCAGGTACATCTGGTACAAGTGGTTCTTCAGGTTCACGTGGTACATCAGGTACTTCTGGAAACGCAGGAACTAGTGGTTTAAGTAATACTAGTGGTACAACAGGTACAAGTGGTTCAAGTGGAACTACAGGAACAGCCGGTACTTCAGGAGCTAACTCAACTGCTGGAACTTCAGGACTAAGTAATACATCAGGAACTTCAGGTTCTAGTGGTACCTCAGGTACAAACGGAACAAGAGGTATAGCAGGTACATCAGGATTAAGTGATACCTCAGGAACAAGTGGCACTTCTGGTAGTTCAGGTTCACGTGGTACTTCAGGTACTTCAGGTGTTGCTGGTACTTCAGGAGTATCAAATACAAGTGGAACAAGTGGTTCAAGTGGAACTTCAGGCTCAACAGGTACTTCAGGTACAAGTGGTGCTTCTTCTACAGCTGGAACTAGTGGTTTAAGTAATACTTCAGGAACTAGTGGTACAAGTGGTTCTTCAGGAACTCGTGGTACAGCAGGTACTGCTGGTATAAGTGATATAAGCGGTACTTCAGGAACTAGCGGTTCTTCAGGAACTCGTGGTACAGCTGGTACTTCAGGAATAAGTGATACCTCAGGTTCATCTGGTACTTCAGGTACATCAGGAAGAAATGGTACTGTAGGTACTTCAGGTTTAAGTGGAACTTCAGGTTCAAATGGTACTGATGGTACTTCTGGAAGAAACGGAACATTTGGAACTTCAGGTTTAAGTGGAACTTCAGGTTCTAATGGAACAGATGGTACTTCAGGAAGAAATGGTACAGCTGGTACTTCAGGATTATCTAATACTTCTGGTACATCAGGTTCAAGTGGTACAACAGGTACTTCAGGAACACGAGGTGTAGCAGGAACATCAGGAGATAGCAACACTTCAGGCACTTCAGGTTCATCAGGCACTTCAGGTACTGATGGAACAGCAGGTAGAAGCGGAACTGCGGGTACTTCAGGATTATCAAATACATCAGGTACATCAGGTTCTTCAGGTTCATCAGGAACAAGAGGTACTTCTGGTACATCAGGTGATTCAGGAACTTCAGGTACTTCAGGATTAAGTAATACAAGTGGATCAAGTGGTACAGACGGTACATCTGGAAGAACAGGTACATCAGGTACTTCAGGATTAAGTGCTACATCTGGTACAAGTGGTTCATCAGGAACTAATGGTACTTCAGGTATTAATGGAGTAGCAGGTACTTCAGGTGTTAGTACTACATCTGGCACATCTGGTTCAAGTGGAACTAGTGGTACATCAGGTATTAGTGGTGCTGCTGGTATTTCTGGTGTGAGTAATACATCTGGAACTACAGGATCAAATGGCACTTCAGGTAACAATGGTGTAGCAGGTACTTCAGGATTATCAAATACTTCAGGTACAACAGGATCAAATGGTACATCTGGTATCTCAGGTACTGCTGGCACATCAGGATTAAGTAATACTTCAGGAACTTCAGGATCACGTGGTACAAGTGGTACATCAGGTGACTCTGGAACTTCTGGTACAAGTGGTGTTTCTAATACAAGTGGTTCATCAGGAACTGATGGAACCTCAGGTAGAAATGGTACATCAGGAACATCAGGATTAAGTAATACTTCAGGAACTTCAGGTTCAAGTGGTACATCTGGAACTAACGGTACATCAGGTAGAAGTTCTACTTCAGGTACATCTGGTTTATCTAATACAAGTGGTAGTACAGGTACGGCTGGTACTAGTGGAATAAATTCAACAGCTGGTACAAGTGGTGTTTCTAATACAAGTGGTTCTACAGGTACTGCTGGTACTTCAGGTAGAAGTAGTACAGCTGGTACTTCTGGAGTTAGTGATACAAGTGGAACAAGTGGTTCAAATGGTACTGCTGGTACATCAGGTAGAAGTGGCACATCAGGAACAAGTGGTTTAAGTAGTACAAGTGGTTCATCTGGTACAGATGGTACTAGTGGAAGAAATGGTACATTTGGAACATCTGGTTTAAGTGCCACATCTGGAACATCTGGTTCAAATGGTACATCAGGTACTTCAGGTATTAATGGAAATGCTGGTACTTCAGGATTAAGTAATACATCAGGAACTACAGGTTCATCTGGAACTTCTGGTATAAATGCAATAGCTGGAACCTCTGGATTAAGTAATACAAGTGGTACTTCAGGTTCAAATGGTACTTCTGGAAGAAACGGAACATCTGGCACTTCAGGATTATCAAACACTTCAGGTTCTAGTGGAACAGATGGTACATCAGGAAGAAGTACTACAGCTGGAACAAGTGGTTTAAGTAGTACTTCAGGTACAACAGGTACAAATGGTACCTCAGGTAATAGTGGAAATGCAGGAACATCTGGTTTAAGTAATACTAGTGGTACAACAGGTACAAATGGTACTTCAGGTATTAATGGAGTAGCAGGTACATCAGGACTTTCAAATACATCTGGTACTTCAGGTACTAGTGGAACAGGTGGTTCAGCTGGTATTAGTGGTATTTCTGGAGTTTCAGCTAATAGTGCTTCAAGTGGTACAAGTGGTACTAATGGTACCTCAGGAATAAATGGTGTAGCTGGAACTAGTGGTGTTAATGCTACCTCTGGAACTACAGGTACTGTTGGTACTAGTGGAAGAAGTGGTAATGATGGTACATCAGGTAGAAATGCTACATCTGGTACAAGTGGAGGTACAAATGGTACAAGTGGTATAAATGGAATTGATGGAACTAGTGGTAGAAATGCTACTTCTGGAACAAGTGGTCTTTCAAATGGTACTTCAGGTATAAGTGGTGTTGATGGAACTAGTGGTAGAAATGCTACATCAGGTACTTCAGGTGTAGGAGGTGCTACTTCAGGAACAAATGGTAATTTTGGTACAAGTGGTATAAATGGTACCTCAGGTACAAGTGGTATTTCAATTGGTGGAGCTACAAGTGGTACAAATGGTGCTAATGGTACATCTGGAAGAAACGGTACTAGTGGTACAAGTGGTATTTCAAACGCTACTTCAGGTACAAACGGTGCTGATGGTACATCTGGAAGAAATGCTACTTCAGGTACAAGCGGTTTAAGTAATGGTACTTCAGGTATAAGTGGTGTTGATGGTACAAGTGGTAGAAATGCTACTTCAGGTACAAGCGGTGCTGGTGGTGCTACAAGTGGAACTAATGGTCCAGATGGTACTTCAGGAAGAAACGCTACATCAGGTACATCAGGTATAGGAGGTGCTACAAATGGTACAAATGGTAATTTTGGTACTTCAGGCATAAACGGTACTTCAGGTACTAGTGGTATATCAATTGGTGGTGGTACTAGTGGTACAAATGGTGCTAATGGAACTTCAGGTATTAATGGTACCTCAGGTACAAGTGGTATTTCAAATGTAACAGCAGGTACATCTGGAGCAAATCAAACATCAGGTATAAGCGGTACAAGTGGTACTTCTGGAAATAGTCTTACAACCTCAGGTACAACAGGTGCTAGTGGTACTTCAGGTAGAAATGCTACTTCAGGTACTTCAGGTATAGGAGGTGCTACTTCAGGAACAACAGGAGCAGATGGTACTTCAGGAAGAAATGCTACTTCGGGCACAAGTGGTATAGGTGGTGCTACAAATGGTACAAATGGTAACTTTGGAACAAGTGGTATAAATGGTACAAGTGGTACAAGTGGTATTTCAAACGCTACTTCAGGTACAAATGGACTTGGTGGTACTTCAGGAAGAAATGGTACAGGAGGTACAAGTGGTATTTCAAATGCTACTTCAGGTACTAATGGTGCTGATGGTACTTCAGGTAGAAATGCTACTTCAGGAACTTCAGGTGTAGGAGGTGCTACTTCAGGAACAAATGGTAACTTTGGAACAAGTGGTATCAATGGAACTAGTGGTACTAGTGGTATTTCAATTGGTGGAGGTACTAGTGGTACAAATGGTGCTAATGGAACTTCAGGAAGAAACGGAACAGCAGGTACTTCAGGTGTAAGTAGTACAGGTACTAATGGTACAAACGGTGCTTCAGGAACCTCAGGTATAAATGGTATAGCAGGTACTTCAGGTATTAATGCTACCTCAGGAACAACTGGTGCAAGTGGTACAGCCGGTAGAAACGGAGTAGCAGGTACTTCAGGTATTAATGCTACCTCAGGAACAAGTGGACAAGCAGGTACAAGTGGTTTATCATTTGCTGGTACTTCAGGAATTAGTGGTGGTGTATTTAACTGTGTTCCTTATGTAGTATATTCTGTAACAACATCATCTGTACAAACAGCTTGTTTCTTATATGTTGATGATCCAAATGATAGATTAGGTATTAACACTACTTCTCCTCAAAATCCATTACATGTAGTGGGTACAGGTTCAGCAACTAATCAAAGTCCAATACGTGTTCAAAATACAAATACATCAGGATACGCTCAAATTCTTTATGAAGCTCAAGGTGTAACTAACACTTGGAATGTAGGTGTAGGTGGTAGCGCAGTAGGTGCCTTAGCGTCTGATTTTTTCTTCTATAATGCTAGTGTTGGTACAGTATTAACACTAACTACAGCTGGTTATGTAGGTATTAATAATACAGCCCCAGCGTACCCATTAGATGTAAGCACAAATGTTAGTGGAATATCAATATATGCCTCTGATGATATTGTAGCATTCTCAGATGCTAAAGTAAAAGGAGATGTTCAAGTAATTGAAAATGCTATAGAAAAAATTAAAGAAATTAGAGGTGTAACATTTACAAGAACAGATAAAGAAGATAACCAAAGACACGCTGGTGTAATTGCTCAAGAAGTACAAAAAGTATTACCTGAAGTAGTTACAACAAGACCAGATGATGGAACATTAGCAGTAGCATACGGTAACTTAAACGCTCTATTAATTGAAGCTATTAAAGAATTAACTACTAAAGTAGAAAGTTTAGAACAACAACTTAAAAATAAATAATATGCCAACCCCAAGTGGACAAATAAGTATAGATGATTTATTCCAAGAATCAACACCAGGATTTACAGGTACTGAAAGTTTTGGAAGAATTGCTTATGAATCTTGGGCTCAAGGTCCTTTAGGATCTAATACTTATACTTCTAATGGATGGGGTGGAGATGGTAGTGGAGGAGGAGTACCTGTAGGTGGAAACGCTATATATAACACAGGTGCTCCTTTACAACGTGGTGTAGATCCTATAAATCTAGCTAATTATTCTAATAAGTATTACTATTTTGATGGAAGTATTTATGATATAAAATATTCTTATAACAATATATTAACTAATACTTTCGCACCACCACCTCCTATTATTAATGATGTAAATGTACAAGTAGATTGTTTTGATTATAATGGTACCTATACAGTGCATAATAGCTTTGCAATTAATGCTAATGCAGCAAGCAACTTGCCATCAACTACTATTCCTGGATTTACAGCAAACTCTTCTCCTTTAGTAGAAAGTGTTTACTGGTCTATTCAAATCAATACCACTCCTGGCAATACAATTTCAAATATTGCTTTTAGTGTTAATGGAACTACTGTATATAATGCTGGTGGGGGTGGAGGTAATTTTACATGGCAATCAGCAGGAGCATCTAACGGACTAACAGATGGTGCAGGAATTATTTATGATGTTTATGTTACTTAATTTTTAATATATTTATAATATATGGCATTAGTAGCATCAATAACACCTGTATCAATATTAAATAAACAAGCAATTTATTTAAGTTCATATATTATAAGATATGACTTACAAGCAACCCAATGTTTAGCTAGATATGACCTTTTAGGAGTAAGTGGTTCTCTTTTATATAGTGAAGATTATGAAGTACCTCCTGCTGTTTTAGCAAATTGGGGAACAGATGATAAAATAATTATTCAAGCTATTGCTTCAGATAAAAGTTTAACTATTACTGGATACCCAACAAGTATTTAAAAATAATTTGGTTTTTTAAAATTTTGTTATTATATTATTATAGTTATGAAAAAATTGCTATTTATAGCACCTCATTTGTCTACAGGAGGACTACCTCAATATTTAACTAAAAAGATTGAACTTCTTAAAGATGATTTTTTAATTTATCTTGTAGAATGGGTTGACCACACAGGAGGAAGATTAGTTGTTCAACGAAATAAAATTTTAAGTTTAATAGATTCTGATAATTTTTTTACTTTAGAAGATAATAAACAAGAACTATTAAGTATCATTAACAAAATCCAACCAGATATTATTCATTTAGAAGAAATTCCTGAGTTTTTTATGGATTTTGATATAGCTAAACAAATTTATACTCAAGATAGAAAATATATTATTGTAGAAACATCACATGATTCTTCATATAATACAGATCAAAAATCATTTTTTCCTGATAAATTTATGTTTGTATCAGATTGGCAAATACAACAATATAAAAATGTAGATATTCCTAAAGTATTAGTTGAATACCCTATTGATTATAAAGAAAGACCAAATAGAGAAGAAGCTTTACAAAAATTAGGTTTAGATCCAAACAAAAAACATATATTACATATAGGTTTATTTACACCTAGAAAAAATCAAAAAGAATTTTTCGAATTTGCTAAAGTATTACCAGAATTTGAATTTCATTGTGTAGGTAATCAGGCAGATAATTTTAGACATTATTGGGAACCACTAATGTCAGATAAACCTTCTAATTTAACATGGTGGGATGAAAGATCAGATGTTGATAGTTTTTATTCATCTATGGATTTATTTTTATTTACATCTAGAGGCACCAATCAAGATAAAGAAACAATGCCTTTAGTTATTAGAGAAGCTATATCTTGGAAAATACCACTATTAATATATAATTTACCTGTATATTTAAATTATTTTGATAAGTTTGATAGTATAAAATATTTAGATTTTAATAATTTTAAAGAAAATTGTAATAAAATATCAAAAACTTTTTATAATAAAGAATATTTAAATAAAGAAGAAGAAGCAGTTATAATTTCAACTTATCCTAATACACAAAGAGTTATTGATGTAACTTTACAAAACATTGAATCAGCTAAAAAAACAGGTAGAAAAGTTATTTTAACATCACATATTCCAGTACCTAAAGAATTAGAAAAAGCAGCTGATTATGTTATAGTAGATAATAATAATTTATTAACAAAACATACATATTACTCTTATTCTTATTACACTAGTTATGAGTATTATACACATATTAATTTAAAAGCTCATGGAAATGATATATATCATGGTCCTGCTTGTTATACAAATTATTATAATGGTACTTGTTTAGCTAAAGGATTAGGATTTAAAAAAGTATTTTTCTTAAATTATGATTATGAAGTTAAAGAAGAACAATTTTTAAATTATGTTTCATTAAAGTTAAATGATAAAAGTTATTATGTTCATTTAAGAGAAGGAGATCAAGAAGGTCCAACAGTAACAACTTGGTTTTTAGCTACTAGACCTGAAGATTATTTAAATGATTTCCCACCAATATTAAAAGAACAAGATTATACAGATGCTATGCATTGTTGGGGTTCTGAAACAAATGGTTTAGAAAATATGGTTTATCATAATCTTAAATTTGTATCAAATAAAGTTTATTATGAAAAAAATGAAGATTTTAATAAATTATCTGATGTTTATTTAAAACATTATGATTTTTCTAGAGTAGAGTATTTTACAATTTTACCTATATCTAGAACTAATAGTAAATTTGTTATTTGGTTTAGTGTTAATAATGCTACAGATAGCAGAATAATGGATTTATTAGTTTCTATTAAAGAAGAAAATAAATGGAATTTAATAAAAGAACATACTATTAATATTGATGGTAATACAAGATGGTTTGATAGTTTTGATTTTAATAATAATGATTATAAAATAACAGGTTATTTTTATGATAAAGAAGATATATTAAAAGAAAATTTATTAGAAACTAAAGAAATTATTTTAGACTCTGATTATTTTAATAATAAATTAAAAGACAACGGTTATATAGAATTTAAATGAAAATTTGCCAAATAAATCCAGGTTGTGGTATTCCTATTCCTCCTCCATCATGGGGAGCTATTGAAAAAATTGTATGGGATTTTACTTGTAATCTTAAAAAATTAGGTCATGAGGTTGATATTAAATGGGCTAATGAAGTAAATAAAGATGATTATGACATTGTAATGGTACATGTCGCTAATTTAGCTTTAGAGTTAGCAGATAGAGGAATACCTTATATATTTCAACATCATGACCATCATGCTTATCATTATGGAAAAGATTCTGATGTTTATAAGCAAAATAAAAAAGCTATAGAAAAATCTTTATGTTCTTTAGTCCCAGCTCGTTATTTAGTTGATTATTTTGAATGTGATAAAGTAGAATATTTTTCTCATGGTGTTAATACAGATGTATTTTATCCAAATGAAACACCTCCAATTAGTCATAACTTATTAATGTTAGCTAATAATGGTTTAGGTGGATTTGGATCATATGATAGAAAAGGATTTGGTTTAGGTATTCAATTAGCTATGTCTTGTAATTTACCAATAACTATAGCTGGACCTAGTAATAATAAAAATTGGATTGATAATAACCCATGGGTAAAAGGTTATCCTAAATTAACTTTATTATTTGATCCACCAAATGAACATTTAAGACAACTTTATACATCACATACCATATTTTTACATCCAAGTGAATTAGAAGCTGGTCATCCTAATTTGACAATATTAGAAGCATCAGCTTGTGGATTACCTATTTTAGGATGGATAGAAGAAGAAACATTTTTTGGTGGAATGTGGAGATCACCTCGTGATTTAAATGAAATGGTAAGAGGAATGAATGATATAACAGAAAAATATAATATATATAGAAAAAATGCTTTAGAACATGCTAACTCTTTATCATGGTTAAATAGATCTAAAGAATTATTAACAATATTTAATAGGTATGCGAACTAAATTTTATACAAAAAATAATCAATTAATAGATATTTCTTCTTGGGATACATCAGGAAATGCTAGTGATTTAGGTAATAGATATGGTTGGGAAGGAGCTATGGCTTATGGTAACTTAATTAATGATGAATTAAATACTTATGGGCCTGGTGTGGAGTATGGAGATATTTATTTAGATTTAGGAGCTAATATAGGTATGTCAGCTCTAAGAGCTGAATCTAGAGGTTGTTCTAAATTATATTGTATTGAACCAGATCCTGGAGTATTTGATGCTTTAAATAAAAATAAAAATTATAATTGGGTTGTAGATAATATAGCAATAGGAGCAGAAAAAGGTTATATTGATATTCAGAAATGGCCTAATTGGTGGGAAACTCAACCTATTCAATGTATAACATTAGATGAATTTTTTGCTAAACATAATCTTACAAAAGTAGATTATATGAAATGTGATATTGAAGGTTGTGAAAAATATGTTTTTAAAAATGTAAGTCAAGTTACATGGGATAAAATACAAAAAATATTTTTTGAGTATCATGAAGATGTTGAAAAAATATCTCCTGATCAATTAAACAAAGAAAGAGAAGATTTTATTAATTTTTTTGTTAATAAAGGTTTTAATAATAATTACATACATTTGGGTTATCATCAAAGTTGGATATATTTTTGGAAATCATGAGAGAAGTTTTAATTAAAGAATACAATAATACATCTATGTTATCTTTACCATTTAAAGAACCTAAAAATTCTTTTAATATTCATTTTGTTAATGGAGCATTTTGTGAAGTTTTAGGTCCTGATAATAAAGAATACAATGTTGTTTTTAAAAACAATAAAACTGGTGAAATACATCATCAAACTGTTATTAAAAATAATATGTGGACTAAAACTAATATTCAATATTTTATTGAATGGAAAGTAGAAATATATGAAAAAGATTCAAATATTTTAGTCCATGAACATTTATATAATGCTAAAAATAAAAGAATTTATGTCCATTTAGATTCAGGAGCTTTAGGTGATACTTTAGCTTGGTTTCCATATATAGAAGAATTTAGAAAAAAATGGGATTGTGAAATGGTAGTTTCTACATTCCATAATGATTGGTTTGAATCAAAATACCCAAATCTTCATTTTATAAACCCAGGAGATGAAGTTATAGATTTATATGCTATGTATGGTTTAGGTTGGTTTTATGATGGTCAAAAAATTGATAAAGCTAAATCACCAATTGATTTTAAAAAATATCCTTTACAACAAACAGCTACTGAATTGTTAGGTTTAGAATATAAAGAAGTTAAACCAATTTTAAATTTTAATGATAAAGGTAAACAAATAGATGGTGATTATGTAGTTATAGCACCCCATGCTTCAGCTCACGCTAAGTATTGGATGTACCCAAAAGGTTGGCAAACTGTTATTAATTATTTAAATGCTAATAATTATAAAGTTGTTATGTTAACTCAAGAACCATTAGGTGATGAATGGCATGATTCTAAATTAGGTGGAACTTTAACTAATGTAATTAATAAAACTGGAAATTTACCTTTAGAAGATAGAATAAATGATATTAAATATGCTAAATTATTTATTGGTGTTGGTAGTGGACTAAGTTGGTTATCTTGGGCTATGAATACTCCAACTATTATGATATCTGGGTTTAGTTATCCTTATACTGAATTTCAAGATTGTGAAAGAATATTTAATGATGATTCTAATATTTGTGGAGGATGTTTTAACAGACATTGGCTAAACCCAGGTGATTGGGAATGGTGTCCTGATCATCAAAACACTCAAAGACATTTTGAATGTACTAAAACAATTCCACCATCACAAGTTATTAACTCTATAAATAAATTACTATGTCTATAAAATTAACACAAGAAGAATTAAATAAACTTTCTGAGTTTAAAAAAACTAATGATGATCTAATATGGTTATTAGGTCAAACAGAATCAGATATTTTATTATTAGAATCAAAAAAGAATAAAATTAAAGAAAAAGTTTTATTATCTGTTATTGATCAAAATAAATTTGCTGATGAATTAAATAAAAAATATGGTATAGGTCGCATCAATGTAGAGACCGGAGAATTTATTTCTCAATAATACATTTTACAATTTTTTCGCCATATTTATCATTAGACTCAATCTAGATAAAAAATGGCAACAGAAACATTAATTTCCCCAGGTGTATTAACAACTGAGAATGACCAGTCCTTTGTAACAGCTGGTCAATTAACAGTAGGTTTAGCCTTAGTAGGCCCAACAGTAAAAGGACCTGTTAATATTCCTACTGTAGTTACTTCATATTCAGACTTTTCAAATAAGTTTGGAGGTGCTTTTGTAAGTGGAGGCGCTTCATATGAATATTTGACATCAATAGCTGCTTACAAATATTTCCAACAAGGTGGTGATTCTATCTTAGTACATAGAGTAACTTCAGGATCATATACAGAAGCAACCGCTACTGTAGGTGTTACTGGATCTAACTCTTTAGCTTTAGCTCAAGCTTCATCAAGCTTTACTTTAAAAACTATTTCTAATGGTATTATAGCTAGCAACAGTGGTTCTATGATAGCTGGTGGTTATCTAGATTCAGGATCATCAGAAAATGTTAGATGGGAAATCCAAAATGTTAATATGAGTAATGGTACATTTACTTTATTAGTTAGACAAGGTAGTGATAATACAAATGTACCAAATGTACTTGAAACTTTTGCTAATGTTTCTTTAGATCCATTATCATCAAATTATATTGAAGCTGTAGTAGGTAATCAATATAAAACAGTTGAATATGATTCATCAGTAGGTGGTTTTTATATTAAAACAAATGGTGATTATGTAAACCAAAGTAGATATGTTTATGTTTCAAGTGTTAATAAACCAACACCAAATTATTTCTTAAATAATGGAACAGCTAATCCAATTTATACTTCATCAGCTGTAGCTACAGCTTATTTACCAGGTAATGGTTCTGGTTCAATAGGTGGAGCATTTAGTGGTTCTCAAGGTAATGATTGGGCTTCAGTAACTAATATGTTTACTAATATTGGATCTACAACTCAGGGTTTAGTAGCTGCTAACTATGTTACAGCTAGTTCAATATTAAGTAACACAGATGAATATAAATTTAATTTAATCACAACTCCAGGTCTTATTAGCGATGATAATACCGCTGCTTCTGATTTTATAACATTAGCTGAAGAAAGAGGTGATTGTTTTTATATTGTTGATTTAACATCATATACTGATACTATTGGTACAGCTACATCTGAAGCTCAAAGTTTAGACTCATCTTATGCTGGAGCTTATTATCCATGGGTTCAAGTAGTATCTCAAGAAACTGGTAAATTAGTTTTTGTACCACCTTCCACAGTGATGGCTGGTGTGTATGCATTTAATGATAAAGTAGCAGCTGAATGGTTTGCTCCTGCTGGTTTAAACAGAGGTGGTTTAGGTGGTGTTATACAAGCTGCTAGAAAATTATCTCCAACAGATCGTGATACATTATATGCTTCTAAAGTTAACCCAATTGCAACATTCCCAGGAGTTGGAGTTGTAGCTTATGGTCAGAAAACACTACAACAAAAAGCTTCAGCTCTTGATCGCATTAACGTTCGTAGATTATTAATTAACTTAAAAAATTATGTTGGGGCAGTTGGTCAAACATTAGTATTTGAACAAAATACAGCTACAACAAGAAATAATTTCTTAGCTCAAGTTAATCCATACTTAGAATCAGTACAACAAAAACAAGGTTTATATGCCTTTAAAGTAGTAATGGATGATTCTAATAATACTCCTGATGTAATTGACAGAAACCAATTAATAGGTCAAATTTATATCCAACCAACAAAAACAGTTGAATTTGTACTATTGAGTTTCAATATTACACCAACTGGTGCAAGCTTCTCTTAATGTCTAATATTTATAACAAATAAATAACCATGCCAGTATTAAACGCAAACGAAATCATGTTTACTGCTTTTGAACCAAAAGTTCAAAACAGATTTATTATGTATATTGCAGGTGTTCCTGCCTATTTAATTAAAAAAGTAACTGCTCCTAATTTTGAAGCTGGTGAAGTAATATTAGACCATATTAATGTTTACCGTAAAGTTAAGGGTAAAGTTAGATGGGGTGATATGCAGATTGAACTATATGATCCTGTAACACCATCTGGTGCTCAGGCTGTAATGGAATGGGCTCGTTTAGCTCACGAATCAGTAACAGGACGTGATGGTTATTCTGATTTTTATAAAAAAGATTTACGTTTTGATATCTTAGGTCCAGTTGGTGATGTAGTAGGTGAATGGATTATCAAAGGCGCTTATGTTAAAACAGCTGCTTTTGGTGATTATGATTGGTCTCAAGACTCATACATTAGTCTTTCAGCTACAATAGCTATGGATTATTGCATATTGAATTACTAATAAAAAGTTTAATATTTTTAAGAAGGCTCAGGAAACTGAGCCTTTTTTATTCATATTTATAACCATGCCAACAATAGTATCCGAAAGTATACAAATTGATTCTACTATTTATAATGAATATAAAGAACAATTTGCAAATCCTTACTTCTCAGGAAGTGAATTAGCTTATTTACAAACATTTTATAGTATTCCTTTTGATGAAAGACATAGATCTAACACTGTAGAATTATATCCAAGTATTAGAATACAATTTGGAGTTGGAAGATATTGGGAAATTTCAAACCAATTTGCTCAAAATGTTATATCTTCTAGTTATGGTGTTGAAATTTTTAATGCTTTTAATATAAGATAAAATTATGTCAACAACATTATCAGGTAGTGTAACATCAGTAAGAGGAGAAAATACAGGTTCAATTTCAGTAACAGTTACTGGTGGATTAACAGGATCTGTTTACCCTATAATAGCTTTAACAGGTTCAATTGATCCAAATTACCCATATACAGGTTCATTATAATAAAATAAAGAAAGAATAAAATGACTCAAAAAACTAAACAGCAAATACAATCAGACGCCTCAAATTTTATTGAGAATAATATAAACAGAGCTATTACAGCTGCCGATGTTAGACAACGTGTAATAGATTTAGCTGATAGTACTGTATTTACAACTGGATCATCAATAATTTCTGGATCTATTATAGTTTCTGGTTCATTAACTGTTACAGGATCATTAATAATAACAGGTTCAAACACATTAATAGCTAACACTCCAGCTGAATTTACAAATGTTATAAGACATTTAAAAGATTATAATCCAGGAGGTACTCCTTCATATAATGTATTTGCTACTGGTGATATAGCTTTTGCTCAAGGTGATTTTGTTAACGCAACTGGTAATTTTTCATTTGCTAATGGTTATTTAATTTCAGCTAGTGCTGAATTTTCTCATACTGAAGGTGGAGGTAATACAGTAACATCTGGAAGTGATTTAGCTCATGCTGAAGGTATTCTTAATACTATAGGTTTATCAACAACACAAACAGCTCGTGGAGCTCACACTGAAGGTGGTGGAAATACTATAATATATGGTGAAGCTTCTCATTTAGAAGGATATTTTAATAAAGGATATATTAGTGGTTCTCATGCTGAAGGTTTTAATAACACTATGGGTGGATATCTTTCTCATGTTGAAGGTGAAGGAAATTTAGTTGGGAATCTTTCTTCATCACTTAATGGTCAAGTAAATAGAACAACAGGTAGTCATGTTGAAGGTTTGAATAATAGTTTACAAGGTGATTATTCTCATGTTGAAGGTATAAAAAATACAGTTTTTGGACATGGAGTTCATGTTGAAGGACAACAAAATATAGTTAATAGCCTTAACTGGGTTACTGGATCTAATTCTGTTTGGCGTAATAGTTCTCACATAGAAGGTAGAGAAAATACAACAGATGGAAATGATTTACATGTTGAGGGAATGAGAAATTTTGTTACAAGATCTTCTGCAATACATGCTGAAGGTTTTGGAAACACAATTTCAGCTATAGGATCTCAAGATAATGTACAATATGCTCATGCTGAAGGTGGAACTAATACAATATATAGTAGTTATGCTCATGCTGAAGGTTATAATAATATTGTAGGTACAGGTTCATGGGGAAATGGATATGTTCATGCTGCTCATGGTGAAGGATGGGAAAATACAGTGACAGGTCCTGGATCCCATGTTGAAGGTAGATTTAATAAAGTTTTTGGTAGTTATTCACATGGTGAAGGTAAACAAACAACAACATTTGGATCATACAGTCATAACGAAGGATCAGGATCTATAATATCAACAAATACAGTAGGGGCCCATGCTGAAGGTTTTAGAAATACAATAGGTAATTCTACTAACCCAGCTCATTTTTCCCATGCTGAAGGATTTAATAACACAGCTTATGGTGATTGGTCTCATGCTGAAGGATTAGTTTGTGTGAATTGGGGAAGACATTGCCATGTTGAAGGTGATGATAATGAGGCTGGTGACTCATCATTTATTAATAATGCTAAATTTGGAAGTCATGCTCACGCTGAAGGTTGTTATAATTTTATAGAAGGTTATGGTTCACATGGTGAAGGTAATAATAATTTTATAGTAAATACTTTAAGTGGAGGTGGATCAAATTATTATGATGAAGGAGGTTGGTCTCACATTGAAGGATATGGTAATTATGTAAAGGGAGTTTGGTCTCATGCTGAAGGATCAAGTAATGAAATAACAAACTACTCTAGATATTCTCACGTTGAAGGAATATTAAATACAATAATATATAGTAGTTATGCTCATATTGAAGGAGATGGTAATTCTATGTATCAATCTAATGGAGCTCATATTGAAG